TTGTAGATTCTGTATTCAAGTTCAAGTAAAACATCATCTCTAAAATCACCATAGGCCACAGTGATGCTACCATCGTGCCCTTGTATGACTTCTTGCGACTCAGCATAAGTGTCGTCTAAGAATTTTTTGGGTAGGTATTTTTTATATAATCCCAACTTGGTAGGAGTCGGTGGAATAAAATTCACAGCCGTGGACACATACTCTCTAATTTGAATTTTATCGTTTTCGGAAAGCTCAATTTTTAACTTTACAAAACCAAAAGTTGAATTAAACTCATAGTCTTTGTTGTGTAAAAGCTGTTGATTGTTGTAGTACACATAAACTGCTTGCGAACTAAGGGTAGCAAGATCAAATTTTTCAGACAGTGCAAATGTTTTAATTCCTGTGTCTTCTACTATATAATCTATTGTAGAATATGCACCGCTGCCAATCATGTCTGATCCAGCAAAAGGTCTAGTAGCGTTTTGTGATCTACTGATTTCTTCTAGTATAGAATCTACAAAATCTTTTGGAGTCTGATCATAGTACAGTTCATTGGCCAGCGTGATAAAACTGTTTTTAAAATCTGTATAGGCTTTTTTGGCATACTGTATAGACTTGATGATATTGATTTCTTTGTCGCACAACAATGCAATTGACAGTGGGGCGGGACTAGAGTGTTTTAGGAATCGTCTAGTAAGATTTTGAAATCCACTGATATCACGTAGATTATTACTGCCAGGATATTGTCCAACAAAATTATCTAACATTTCTAGTCCGCTAGAAATATGGTCAGATGCTTGTCCCAGTGTAAATGTTTTTATTCTTTCATTTAAAGGATTTTTTTCCAGGCCCATTGGTATTTCATAATATCCAAGATCAGGCACAGTGTCTGCAAATATTTTAATTGTGATAACATCACCAACAGCAAAATTGTTTGTAAAAGTAAATGTGTTGATGTTTCTTGTATAGGTGTCACGTAGTTGTACACCGTTGAGATAAAATAAAATCTTTGCTATCTTATCATCTGTAAGTGTGGTCCAATTGACCACTGCCGTAACAATTTCATTGGTACTAGAATTTACAGTAATTGTATCTATTATAGGTTGCACAACATCAGGATTTAGTTTTAACCAACCATTGTCATACTGTTCATCTGTGTTAAATTTGTAGAATCCCGTGGCTAGGTTTGTGTAATAAAGTTTCTTATCAATAGTGTAGTTAAAAACATCGTTGTCTAGATTCCAGGCAAACTGTATATCCCCAACATTGTCTATATTAAGATAACTGACAGCAAAGCCTAGTTCTTTGTCAACACCGCCTATACCTTGTTTGTAGCTGATGATTGGACTGCCAACAAACGAACTCACTGGGTATGAGTCAGCATCACCAAAGCTCACGGCATTGGCATCAAACATATCAAATAACGGGGCTTGATTGGTGCCTGTTTTTGTTTGACTCTTGGTCCAGTCAACGCCGTTGAAGTGATACATGAATCCACGATTTGCAAGGCCCCGTCTGATTAATACACATTCTCCCACTGTGGGATCTAGTTCTGTATTTCTTATCAAACTGATTTGTCTTGAATTGACATGTCTAATAAATTTCACTGTATATATTTGATTATTTGCCAACGTGTCAGTGTCGTTGGTTATCAAAATTCTAGCACCATCAAAAAGACTTTCACCATCGATGATATATCCGCTGCTGCCTTCTATAACTGAAAACACATCTGTGGTGAAATCGTCTACGTAATCCACTGCGGGCATTGCTAGTGATCCGTGATTGTACAATTTTAAATTTGATTTAAATTCTATAATTGGACGTTTTGCTCTAGCAGTTTCATCTGCCTCAAAACTGGATTGATTTAGACCATGAGCATAATCTAACACTGCTCTATGGTACCATCTATTGTATCTTGACCATGGATTAGAATCTACGCTAGCTCTGTTAATTGTGATATAATCTTTGTTGCCTGGAAATGCATCAGCGTCGTCGAACGGTTGAGTATCAAACCCGCCATTGTCGAATAATATTTCTGGGGAAGAATTTGCAAATGTAGCAGACACAACTAGGTCAGCAACATTGGTCAAGGAAATCTTTTCTCCTACACCTTCTACTATCCATTTGTTGTTCATAGATTGATTACTGTATTTTGCTGGTGATACTGTGCCAGTGAAATACACTATCATGCCATTACTGAAAGAGATGCCATTGCTGCTGGTATATGTGGTTTTGCCTAGAATTTCTTTTTCAATATCAATTTTAGTGTTGCTTTCAATGTTGGCAATGATGAATCGACCAAATCTATTTGGATCTGTGAAACTTTGATAGAACAGCACGTCAGGAGCATCTAAGGGCACAACAAAAGTTATGGTGCCATTTTCAGTTCCGTTGTTAGTCAGTCCTTTGGTGTAATCAAACGAGGTAGTCTCGTTAGCTGCATCAACAAACTCCCAATCGTCACTGTTTTCGTCTATAGTACTACCGTCTACAGGATTGATATTTTTTTTAGCCTTCCATATTTTACCATCAAACACTGTGAGCTGCCCTTGAACATAGGGAAACACAGGATTGTACTGTAACGTACCTGTGTCAACGTTGGTTCTGATAATAAACGGATTGCCCGGTGTTGCAACTTGGAATTTGTAGGTCTGTCCTCTGTACAGAGTGATTGCAGGATTATTGGTTAACCCATCTGGTGTGAATATAAAAACACTGCCCACACCAGGTCGAACACGATAGGTGCTGGTAATGTTCTGCGCCTGCCCAAGAATTTTAATCGGAGGCGGTCCTGCAGGCACCCAATAGTATTCACGATAATTGACCAACTTGTCCCATTCTATAGGGGGATTCCAAGTATAGTGATCCTGTGATACTATTAGATCGTCTCTTTCTTCGTTGTTATTGAAAAACTTTATTTGATTTTTAAAATCTATATAGTCCCAGAAGTCAGTGACCTTTTGATCTTTTTCAACCACAACTGCTGGTTCCAACTGATATCTGCTTCTTAGTGTTTCGTCACTGTCAAGGTATACGTCCTTAGTATTAAATGTTTTGCCGTATCTTCTACCTATATATCCAACTTTCTTTTCAAGTACACCAGGTTGAGTTAGAGTATCTAGTGTTGCTGCTAGAAATTTTTGGTTTGCTTCCGTTTGAAAAATTTGTGGAAGCAGTTCAGAAGTTTTTCTAATAGGTAGTCCACTGTTGGGAAATATTTTATCTGCCATTTTTTATGCTCTTATTTTAATAACTATATCCGCTGCCACCTGATGAGCTGCCACCTGATGAGCTGCCACCTGATGAGCTGCTACTGCCAGATGAGCTGCTGTTACCTGATGAGCTGCTGCTACCTGATGAAGTACTGGTTGACAAACTAGTAGTAAAAGTTGTAGAATTATTAATGACACTATCTACAGAGATTCTAAGTTCAGAAGCAGAAATTGCTGTTACAATTTCTATATCATCTACTGTAGCACCGCTCACAAAAATTTCATCAACTCTGCTTTGTATTTCAAACAGACTGCCAAATGCCTGTGTAATTTGTCTTGGCAGAATTATCATGTTGCTGATGTCAGGAGCTGCCGTGTTAATCACATATGTGATCAATTCACTAACGTAAAATCTATCACCAAAATCCCAATTATTGATATCAAAGAATTCATTAATTGCATTGACTATTTTAACTTTTAAATCGCTGTCATTAATTAATTTGTTTACATTTTTTACTATTTTGAATTTTGCTTGAAATTGCACGTCGGCAGTTGGTCCAAACAATACCTTGTAGGCCACGGGATGATATATTATTTCGTCTGATATAGATTTAATCAAATCTAAATTTGACCCAAATGCGATTCGTAGACTGTCACTGTTTGGTTCATCTGGTTTTATAGCAGCACCGGCTAGATAATTCCTAAATGCAGTGTTATAACTTCGTGTCAAAAGATATACATCAACAATGTTACTAGAACTGGGATCAATTCTACGATCAACATTGGCATTGTGAATGTACTGGAATTTAAGTCCTGCTCTACCGTAATTTGCAGTATATGAGCTGTCCAACACCAAAGTATTAGTAGTTCGATCAACTCGCTTAATTACGTTTTCATTGCTGTCATAGAAGTAGATCAGTTGACCTTCGAAATAGTCATTGACATTAACTAAACTTTCTTTCTGTACAATAACAATGGCATTATCAGTATTATCCACATATTGTTTGATTTTATTGCCTGCTATATCTACAGATTCTTGGAAGAATAAAAATTTCAAATCAAAGTCTAGTCCCGCTACCTGTTCAAATGCTTCGGGATTATCAATGACTCCGTCACTGTCAGAATCGTAGAATTCAATTTTTATTTCTTCTGTGCTTTGATATCCGTCGTCAAAAGTAATAGCATCACTGATAGCAAAACTTATATCTTGTTTTAACGGGTTTAAAAGATTACTATCAGAGTTAATACCTAAAATTTTAATTTGATCTTTGACTACATCACCGGTTTTACCGTTATAGGTTTTTTGTGAGCTATCATAGTAAAATCTGTTTTCTTCTATGCTGCCGAACACATATTCTAAACCACGTATTCTAACAAAGTATTCATCTGCCTGTTTGACAAATGCAATAATCCATGACGAATCCAAATTTTGACTGGTTGTGTCGCCGCTTTTACCAAGACTGAAATCATTAAGAAGATTTAAATCAGCAGTAGCTACTAATTTCCAAGCTGCGTCAATTACTGAAAAACGTAGACCAAAATTAAGATTGGCCAGCATGAGATTAATCATCTCGTTTTCTATTCCGCTAGGAAGATTATTAACAAACTTAGCCACTATCCTAGTAGCAATAGCTTCTGATGGTATGATGTCACTGAACTGCACTGCCCCTAATCCAGACGCTAGAATTCCCACTCCGGCATTGGTACCATCACCTGTGATTTTTATAACTTTGGTCCATAGTCGATCTTTCTGTTCAGGATCGGTAGCATCGGTAGTAACTAATTTGCCACGTCTAAAAGACTGGCCAGTTGGTGCTGTGAATTTAATTAGTGTACCCGGGGTGATGTATTGCAATGTGCTGGTGGTATATGACCCAACTTTTAAAATTGTACTATCAATGAAATTATAAAAATATCCGGTAGAATTATTCACGTCTGTGGTTATCTGTTTCCAACGATAGTTTGTGTCACTAAACAAGATCTTGTCAAATTTAGTCAGATAAAAATTGTAGGTATCTGCAGAAGTGAAAATAGGTTCAATGCTGTTGCGTATAAAATTAATAATATCAATTCTATTTGTAAATTTAAATGCCAATGATTTCTCAATGTTTTGTTTATAAATGAGTCCATCGGCAGCAAATACATTTATACTAGAATACTTCCCGCTGGCATCAATCAAATCATAGTTTCTACTAATTCCACTTGATACTCTATTAATTGCTTTTACTTTGAGAATATTCTGTGAAGTAGATAGTGGAGCAAGATTATAGTCTTCTCCTGTTATCATCCTATTTTGTGTGTAGTATTGAGCAGGGGCATTTGTTCTAATTGAAGCTACAGACTCACTTGGAGAAGATGAACTTACAGTAGACTTGAGACTCATGGTCAATGTCAGTGTATGGCGGACTCCTGATTTGCTAACATAGGGCACAGCAATACTGATACCGCGCATTTCGTTTGGTGCTATTTGATAGCTAAGACCATTGCTGGTTCTATAATAGGTTCGAAACGGTCCTTGAGGCAAATTACCATATACTCCGTCTGAAAACGCTAGATCAATTCTATCGTTTTCTTTTGTGATCACTGAATATATATTTCTAATATTGCTATTAATACTGTTGTATGATATGTTATTGCCTATGAGAGTAGATACCTTGGTCCATTCGTTTAATTGTACACCTGCTGAATCCAATGCAAATAACCATACATCGTTGTTATTGATGTTGTTGCTGTCCACAGCAATTAATTCGTTTGTGGCTGGGATGTCGATTGAAAAATCTGCCAACTGCAAACTGCCTTGTTTGAACATTAGGTAAAATCCAGTGTTGACACTGGTTCCACCTTTGCCATCATTTCTATACACAAATCCCAATTGATTGCCAGGAACTGGGGATTCTTCGTAGATTTCTTCTTTGCCTTTGAAACTGGTACTAACTAGTTCAAATGTCATTTGACGGCCTGCTACTACTTTACTGTAAGTGAAAATAGGCACATCGCTCGACGATGTTCTAAATCGATATTGTTCTGTAGGTATTCCGTCGATTGTGGCGGATCCCTGACTACGACCAAATGCTGTGTTATCTGTCATTGCAGCGTTTAACACTGTGACAAATTGTTCTACCCAGTTTTGGTTAGTTGGATCATTCCACACAATTGTTTGTTGCGCTAGATTCTTACCGTTGTTGTCTAACACACTTTCAGTAGTGCTGATGGTGTCAAATTTCAACAGACCAGTCGACGGCAAATTACGCTTGGCATTATAACTCAACATTTTAGACAGTCGTAAAACACTTTCTTTACGTTCTGCTAGTTCTATAAAATTTTCGCGGCTGGCTAGATCTATTCTAAAAGCTAGGCTCTGTCCTAGAAAAGCAATAGCATCGATTAACGCAAGATATTCACTGCTTTCAATGTAATCGTTAAAATCTTCTGGATAGTTTTCTCTGAAATAGGCAATGATGACTCTACGAAGATTTTCAAAATCGTAGCTTTTGAAATCTGCATTTTGAAAAGTCTGGTATATTCTAGTCCAGTCTTCGTTCAATATCAAGTTGTTTTGTCTAGACGTTGTGGTCATTTTGCTATCCTATCATGTATTTAACTAATAAAATTAACTGCTTACTTAATAATATTATTTTGTCGATCAAAATCAAAAGTCATTCGTTCATTGATATTAAATGGAATGTAAGTGATATCTGCTTCTATTCTGATACCCATGTCTGTGCTGTCTATAATTACTCCATTAATTGCAATACGTGGATCATAATTAATGATCTGTTCAACATCTTCTGTAATAAGTTTTTTGACTTCTTCAGTGAATTGTTCGAACAACAGATCCCAGATGACTGTGCCAAAATCAGGATTCATTAATTTCTCACCTTTTCGAATATAAAAATGATTTATGATATCCTGTTTGACCAGATCAATGTCATAGAGTTTGAAGCTAGATTTGGTTTCTTGAGAACTAAAACCCTTGTAGGTAAATGCTGCGGTGCTGTTGGTACCGGTGCTGGCGGTGAACGCAGCCACTGATTTCTTGTTATATATTTTTGCCATTTTATGTATCCCTATCAGTGTTTTTTGGTGTCAGCAGTGTTGGCGCTTGATTCTCATGCAATGCCCACGGTTCGTGCATAGGAATTCTTTTCATAATACTTTCCAATGTTCCGTCGGAGTATCGTTTTTTATTTCCCCAGGTCGAGCTAGAACTAGTTTTAATATTAGCATGTGTTAATAGCAATTCTGCTAACGCAGCATCAGCGGCCTCGGGCGCAGCTGGTCCATTAAGGTTAATGTCACCGCCTGAAATTGTTGTGTTTGCAGCACCAACAGAAAAATCGCCGCCTGCAGTAATTTTTGCTGCGCCGCCACTTTTAACATCAAGTGTTCCGCCGGCTGTGAGGGTATTATTGCCTGTGGTATTTACATCTAGATTTCCAGTAGTGGTTATAAGTCCGTTGGCTCCAACTACTATTTCTAAATTAGTTGCAATGTCTGCATGTAATCTACCTTCTTCTGCTCTTAAATTTATGTTTCTTCCAGCTTCAAAATTAATATCTCTATCAGCACGAAAATTTAAATCATTCTCAGTGTGTATACTAATGCTGTCTTCTGCATAGATATCTATTTTTCCATTACTGGTTAATTCTATCCAAGTGGTACCGCGTGAATTGCCTATGTAAATTAAGTCTTCACTGTTGTGCAAAAGGATTTGGTGACCAGTGCGGGTGCGAACTCTAAAATATTCATTAAAAGGAATGTCTACGTTGCCTTTTTCTTTTTTTGCAATTTCTGCATATTCAACTGGGCCTTCACCTGCAGACTTTTTTCTAACAAAACGATCATCACCGTCATCCATTACTAGTGTAGTACCTCCAAGTCTACTGGCTGGAAGTTGCACAGGACTTTTGCTTTGCGGACTGCCTATGAATTGTTTCTTGGCATTAGCGCCTCTATCAAATGGACCGGGAGTTGAGATACCAAATACTGAATTAGGTATCATGCGTCTACTACTTGATGTGGTTATTCCTCTAACATCATCCTCTAACAGTCCTTGTTCTAAAAATCTGTCAGCTATAGGGTGGATGGCTTTTTTAATTTTTTCAGTGTTGGTACCTTTTTCAAGAGTGTTGGCTCTTCTATTAACTTCTGCCACAGGCAAAGGCAACGTGGTATCATATTTCTTTTTCTGTTCTGCGGTGGCTTCAAAGGATGCTGATGCTCCTATGGCCGGAATCATCTGGTTCATAAATCTACCGGGCACACAGCCTATAAAATAACCTTCAGATGCTTCGCCATTCACAAAGACCACCAACACCGTGGTACCTACTTCCACTGTGGGGAACCACATGCCATAGGTTTTTTGTGTGTCATTGAAATCAGCCACATTTTGACCCATGTTTTCATATGCAGTAGATCCATAAAAGGGACTGGCATATTTGACACCATAGCTTTGTCCGCTGTCTCCAATATCGTTGCCGGTTTCTCTCAACAGAGTAACTTCAAGCCCGCACATAAACGATGGGTCAAGATAACCAACCACCTTGGCCATCATTATACCTGTGGGCAGTTTGGCACCGCCAGGCGTTTCAGGTGAGCGTTTTTCTATTGTCATTTATTATCCTGGGAAATCGCCAAGGTCGGCGTTGTTTTGTGCTAGTTCTTCATCTGTATAATCAACAGGACCATTCTTGGGTTTTTCTTCTTTAGTGGTATCGTACACTGATGAATTTTCTGCGGAAATTTTTGCTGTACCTACATAGTCGATATCTTGTTGTGGTTGACGAGATAAATCTAGAGTCTGTTGAAAAGTTCCTCCGGAAAATTTGCTCTCCACGCCAGTGACCTTGTAAATTCCACTGAACGGAGTTACTTTTCCACCGTTGGGAAAATTATACAATCCGCCTTGTCCTGTGGTGCCAAGATTGGGTTCAACGGGATTGCGCCAAGTGATATAAATGAATATCTCACTGCCTTCCCAATTCATAGATGCGTCTGCCTTGACTTGCTTGTTGGGACCTTCTTCTGCAAAATAATTTGAATTCAGCCCGCTGTCAGAAAGAAAATACAAATCCCCTAGGATGTCTATTTTAACCGTGACCATGTCTTGACTTCTAGTAAACGATTGATTAAAATTATCTGCTACCATTTGTTCAACTGTTTTTTCGCCAGAGGCTGACGGAAAAGTCAATAAAGGATTTGGTTTGGTGGGTGCAGATCCAGTCACTGCCAAAGAACTTTCAGGAGCAACACCTTTTTTTAATCTGCCCTGTTGTGTTTTTTCTTCAGCAGTATCAGCAGTTTCTTTGTTGGCAATGTTGGCATTGTTTTGTATGGGAGTAGGAGAGATTCCTGTGAAAAATTGTCCGTTAAATTGCAGGTCAAATTTTATTATATCATTGTTTTGACCGGTGAATAAGTAGTCATATCTCTTGGCAATTATTCTTTCTAATGCTGCTTGACCAGGGGTGGCCGAAGTGGAATTTTGAAAAATAGCTCCGCTGACTTCAAATGGCACAACCCTATAGATATACTTCCTTGCTCGCATATTTCTAAGAGGATCAAACTCCAACAATTGAATCTGCACATCAACCCTAAACCAATCAACCTTGCCGTTTTTGACAGCTTCCTCTTTCAATCTTGAAATACAATATTCGCTGGCCAACATCACACGCTGGATTACTTCTGTGATCCTTGTTTGTTGCGGAAATCTTATTTCTCGCTGTTTAGGATCAATGGTCATTGTTTCTCTTACAATTCTGCCATCTTCGTCGACTGTGTCTCCGGCCAGTTTGAAATTGTAATTGCCGCCAGAGGTTTCAGAAAACCCCATGCTGGCTTTGCCCATGTCGCCGTCACCAAAATTCTCAGCCAGTGACTGTCTTTCAGCAGCAGAAATTGTTTGTGTTTTTTCCTTTTTTGGATCTGCTATGGCTTTGAGCAGTTCAGTATTATCCGTAGAGTCAATACCAACGGGATCTGATGAATTTATAGGGAATACAACTTCGTAGATATCTGCATATGCGGCCTGTCCATCGCTGACTCTTTTCAACTGTGTTTCATTTAATCTTGAACAGAGACTTTCTTGTCCTGACACCAAGACTTCGGCAACGGTCATACCTGTGATTTTCAAATCAGTGGTGATGTTTGTGACCACATCGCTGAATCCGGTATAGTGCATAGGCGTAGCTTCAACGGTGTATTTGCTGCCGGCTTCGTCTACTTTGAATTCTACTTTGGTTATTTTAATTGTAAAGTACTTGGTCAACTCGTCAGAACCCTTGTATACAGCACCGTCATCAGAGGATCCGTTGATTTCAAGTTTTAACAAGTAGGGACAATCATTGAGATAGGAGGGATATCCTGCATTTATGGCAGCTGCCTGCAAACTTTGTAAAAATATCCCCAAAGAATAAGGTTCATATACATCAAATTTAAAACTTGTTACATTGGTATTTCCAGCCTTCATACTGCCGCCTAAGCCAGCGGACAACGCAAAATTATCAATGAAATATTCTGGAGCTCCGTACATGGTCTGTGTACGACTGAGATCATATCTTCCCGCAGAGGACAACACAATGTTATCTAACAAATACGGTGAACCTCGATATAACTTAGGGTTGTTAAATTGTTCCGGTGTAAGGCAGGCCAAAGTCCATATAGGTGAATAAGAAGCAAATTGCTCAAGTACATTCTCATACGGTGGTCCACCTGCTGGCGGTTTGACTGTGCCAAACGATTTGAGTAAACTAGTGGTACTGGGATCTTCTACGACTTGTGCAATTTTTGAAACATTGAAACTAGCGGCATTGGCACTGATAGCATTGGTTATTTGTTTTGCTGCTCCTGTGATCAATCCTGAAGTGGTTGCAATTTGTGAAATTGCCTGACCGGCAGGAGTTAATAAATTGGCAACTGCACGACCAAGGTCTCGAATATCAGGCATATTATATTCCTATGAATCGTTCTATATTTGTTTTTTTAGGACAATATATCACGGTACCAGGAGCAAAATCGTATATGGGATCTTTGAGAATTTCCATATTACGTTGCACAAACACCCACCACAGGTTAGGATTACCATAGAGGTCGAAGGCTAGCAAATCTGGTCTATGTTTGTATTGTGTTTCAATGGTATAGGCAAAATCGTCTGCTTCGGCCGGCACAGGTCGTATGGTCAATAATTCTAGATAAGAATTGTTTGCCACAGTGTTGTAGTAAGGAGATGTTTTTTTATATGATGCCATTTTATACAAATCCTTGGCCGGCCACAATGTTGCCTTTGGCGTATTCTGCTAGATTAAACTGTCGCAGTCTTGTTCTGTTGTAGATAGGAGCCACGGTTACTGAAATTGTACTCATCACTGGCACCCATGTTGGTGCTGCACCGTTCAAAGCATGTTTGATATAGGCCGTGTCATCTTTAAAATCTACAGAGAAATTTTTAATTATCACTGGGACTCCAGAAAATACTCTAGCACCGTATCCTGTGAGATTACAGATTATAGGTGGATTACCTACATTGGGTCCGGAGCCAAAAAACATTCTTGTGGCAGTTTTTAAAAAGGTAGTGGCTTGAATCCAATATTCTGCATCAAGTTCATTTTCTACAGAAAACTCTCCAGAAATTTGTATGTCATCAATTTGACTATTCTTGTAAGCATAAAACGGTTGGTTACTGTGTACTGGATCTATTTGAGCATAATTGGCTTTGGAAGAAACTGTGATCTGTGGAAGATAGGGCCAGGTAAATCCTCCGGTGGATGACAGTCTTGAGAATGCTGTGCCGAACAGTCCAAAGTTGGCATTGATTTTTACTCTCCAGTCATTAGCGGAACCCGGTTCTAATTTCACAAACGTGCCCTGCTGACTAAATACCTCTGCACCACTAGGCAAGTTCTTTCCCCGGACCATACTTAATAAATTGTTTACCATACCAGCAGCCGATGAGACCGACTTAGCCAGTGAAGCAATACCGCCGCCAAGACCGCCACTGGCCAATCCTAGTTTGTCAAGACTTGCTCCAATAGCTGCTCCGGCATTGCTGAGTCCTCCAGCAACACCGCCAAGTGATGCAGCAGCTCCTGAAATTGCACTAGAAGCATTGGAGGCAAGTCCTTGCAGAGCACCGCCAATACCTGTGGCATTTGACGCAAGGCTCTGCACAGTGTTGCTGATACCGCCCATGGCTCCTGTGACTCCGCCTAACGCTCCTTTGGCATCATTAGCAAGATTTCCTGCGGCAGCAGTGAATCCATTAAGTCCAGTGCCTATTTCACCACTTAGCCGTCCCACTTTGGCGTTAAGTTCCGATTTCAGTGAAGCAAAATTTTCTACTGACGCATTAGCGGCGGCGGCTGCATCGGTGGCTACTGATTCAACCTGTGTTGAAATTCCTGCTACTAATTTTGCAAAAGGATTGCCCGGCCCTGCCGATGGTGTTGTTGCCCCTCCACCGAATGCTGCTGTTAATTTTTCATTAATGCCCCTATTGTTGGCAACCTGTTGGGCAGTGATACCTTCGGGATCACCGCTGGCTTTGTTGATTCGTGCAGCTTCTTGTGCTGGAGTTTCAGGATAAGAGTTACGTGCCATTTTGAGCAAATTTCCTTGTCATATAGACTATTTATTATTGACAAAATGTGCTATTATATTACTAACCGGAGAATTTTTAATCAATGACTATAATTACGCAGCCTCCTAAGATCAAGTATCTTACCAACAAGGATCTACTAAAAGAAATACATCTCAGCAAGAATACCTATTGCACCTACAGCGATCCTGCATTTGGTGACTACGATTTAATCATCCCAAATTTGTCTAAGATTAATATTAGAACGATTGCCGATGCTAAGAGAAATCGTGCTATCAAGATGGGCAAAAAAGCCCACGAAATTGCACAGTCAGGCGGCAAAAAGTTTCCTGCCAAAGACTATGAAGTTGACTATAAAAAAATCCTTAAAACTGATGTGGTGTTTAGAGTCATGACCTTTGAACATGTGCCGCTGGCACCGGGAAGAAAAAAGACTCTAAAGAATACCGCAGACAGCCATGAGAAGGTAAACTTTCCTCCTTTCCAACACTGGAAGTTTGATGAAAATGACAATCTTGTATTGGTAGGTAAAAGTCATTGGAAAGGTGATTTTGTCACTGGCACCTTTAACAAAGAACATGGACAAATGACTAATAATCTAGCCCGCATGTTCTTAAAATTATGTGAGCGATATGCCACTAGAGGCAACGTTCGTGGCTACACCTACAACGATGAAATGCGTGGACAGGCCATACTTCAACTAACACAAATTGGTCTACAATTTGATGAATCAAAATCAGACAATCCTTTTGCCTACTACACTGCTGCCGTGACAAATTCATTTGTGAGAATCATCAACATTGAAAAACGCAATCAAAACATCCGTGATGATATT